GTTTCCCAGTCACGATCGAAGGCGGGGCCGATACAAAAACAGAGTGGATTGACCGCAGAGCGCAGTCCATCCTTGAAGTTGAGCATGGCATCAAACCCGGCACAAACTTCACATCATGGTCAACGCAGCGCCAAACAACCCTGCGCCAAACAATGCTTGATGTTTTTGATGCTCTTTCGCAACCTACCGCAACAGAGCAGGAGTACAACTCCATCCTTGAAAACAAGGCTATCGTTGTTCAAGCCCTTAGAAACGAACTTTCTAATATAAGGACCGTTGTCAACACCCTCAACAATGACCCATCAAAGCGTTCCAACATAACCAATTATGACTACAATTCATCTATCCAGATGATGCAGTCTTTGGAGAACTCTTTGCGTCTTATCGAGTCGTACAATCCAGTCAAGCCGCAGCAAACATCAAGTGAAACAACACCAGAGCCTACAACTGGTTACTCTGAGTACAGCTCACCCGTCATTTACGACAGCGTATCCTCTGACTACAGGGAACCCTCTAACGTATCCTCTGGCCTTGACACATATCTCGACGTGATTGCTGATATCGAAAGCGGTGGCGACCCCTTCGCCAGAGCGCAAACATCATCCGCAACCGGCCTTCTCCAGTTCACAAAAGGAACATGGAATGAGATGGTCAAGCGTTATGGTCAAGCACACGGCATCACTGAGGAAGACATATACAATCCGAACGCGCAACGCATCATGGGCGCATATCTGACCATGGAAAACGGCAGACAGCTCATAAACCAAACCGGCAAAAAGCCGACAGAAAAAGACTTATACCTTGCACACTTCCTTGGCCCAAGTCGTGCGGCCGTGGTGATTAACAACCAAGGCTCACAGCTTCTGGCTGCGAATCTTTTCCCTGATGCAGCCAAGGCAAACAGAAACATCTTTTACAAGGATGGCGTGCCTGTTACAGTAGAAGAACTTTACAACCGTCTTGGCTCCAAGGTTGCCAGACGAATGAACACAACCGCATAGGAGACCAAACATGACAACCATCGTAATGCCAAGAGATAGAAATTCTGCCCCCATTCCAGTTCTCTCTTTCGTCAGAGGGTCTGGAACGCACAAGATATCTTTTAATGCAACATCTGCCAGAAACTCAACCCCGTTTGTCTCTCCGGTCTTGTCCATTTACGCAACAGAAGATTGCTATATTGAAGTTGGTGGTGCAGGTGTAACCTCCTCAACTTCAAGACACTTCATCCCAAAGCTCGTATACCTTGATATTGAACTCGGGGACGCAAGCGGAATGGCAACCCACTTGGCTGTTGTTCAAGCAACGGCAAGTGGAACTCTCTACATCAGCGAACGCATCTAACCCCAAGGTTAAACATGAGACTTGGTCTAAACGTCAGACTTCAAGGCAGCGCAACGAAAGCCTCAACCCAACCAGTGGACCCCTTTGTGCCCACAATGGCAGGCTCAATCGTTGGCGGTTGGTATGATGCCACTGACGGTGCAACCATCACTCATGCCTCAAATGTCGTATCACAATGGAATGACAAAAGCGGCAACAACCGCCATGTCTCACAGGCCGGTGCCACCACACTTCGCCCTACATGGAACGGTACAGATGGTATAGTATTTGATGGTGGCGACTACCTATTCAACACAACGCCGTGGATGAAAGCCAATAACAAAGTGGCCATCTATGCTGTCATAAAGATAGCAGGCGGCAACGGCGTAACACTAATTGGAGAGGGCAGCAGCTCTGCAAATAACCCTGTTTATTCTACAGGTACGCGTGCTCTTGCTGCATCAACAGAAGGCGCTTTATTCTCAAGAAACGATGCTGGCGGCGTTGTCATCAGCAACGGTAGCGCAACAGGCGCACTTGCTTTTGACGATACAAAAAACCTTATTCACGTTTGGGATGACGGTGGTACTGCCTCTTATGCCTTGGATGGCGTAACGGGAACCTCATTGATTGACTATGTCCCATCTGGAACACACACCCTCAATCGCTTTGCTATTGGTTGTTTGCTTCGCTCAACAGCTTCTGGCTTCATTGTTGGGACCATTCACGAAATCATTATCTGTACAGATGACAGCTATGGATATGAGATGGAAGGATACCTTGCTCACAAGCATGGCATCACATCACAACTCCCCTCATGGCACCCGTACAAATCCGTAGCACCAAATGCAACCAATGGCCCTATCCCAATCCCACTGGTCACAACACCAGTCAAGGCTCTTCTCTTTGGTGACTCTATCACTGATTACCATGAAGTTGGTGGTGCTGCTTCTGACATTGCAATTGAGAACGTCGGATACTTCACCACATACAACGCCCTTGCTGGTGGACGTATGGACATTGACTTGCCAGCAAACGTCATGGGCGTCGCAGGAAACTCAACAGCCCAAATGGTTGCACGCATGGCTACCGACTTGGCTGGCAAGAACTTTGACACAGTCTTCATCATGGGCGGTACAAACGACATCGTCCAGCTCACAGCATCTGAAAGCTCTGTCGTCTCAAACCTCAACCAATTCGCAGATTACGTTTGCTTGACACTTGGCAAGAGACTTGTTCTCCTCACCCCGTGTTCACGCTCTGCATGGGGTTCGTTGACAGCCCCCCAGATTGTGACTGCCAAGGCAAAGTTCCTTAAAATCAACGAATGGATTATGCGTCAACACGGAACACGACTTGGTCGCTGCGTATCTGTCGACGTCTATACCGGAACCAACGACGGACTTGGTGACGCGGTCGCCAACATGTTCTATGACGGCTTGCATCCAGCCCCTTATGGCGCAATGAAAATGGGTGTCGATATCAAAGCAAGACTTGCCAGCTTCTATGGTAATGCGACACCAGATTACACAGTTGGAAACCTTCTCTCGAACCCGACCCTATCTGGAACTGGCGGCTCTCTTGTCAACGGTGTTACAAACGTCGGCGGTCTTGGCACTGGCTACGTCGCAACCCGCGTTGGTGGACATTATGTTGACGTAAACAAATCATCTGGTGTCCAGACCTTCTATCAAATCCGTGGTGGAGCAGGCAGTGCTGGCGATGGGTTCCGCGTATCGCAAGTTGTAAGCACAGGCTTCTCTGTTGGTGACACAGTTTATGGGATGGCAGACGTCGAAGTTGTCGGAACCCCAACAGGTGTCATTGGCTTTAGGCTTGAGTGTCGACTGACAGGTACCGGCCTCCCAACTCTTGTCAATGCAAGGGGTATGGATGAAGGAGGATGGACAGGTGGGCCATTTGTTATTGCTGAAACATATCTTGCGGCAGGCAGATATCACATTGTTACTCCCAACCTACCCATCGCCTCTGGCTCTGGACTATCTTTGGAATGGAGACTTGTCGCCGTATCAGACGCCTCAGTTGCCACAGAGTTCAACATTAAAATCTACAACGCGGGTATCTTTAATAGATAATCACAAATAAGGGATGACGTGTCCCATTCTTCGGTGTACCATTTCAGTTACACAAACGTGGAAACTGGAGACCCGGAGTGACTGATACATACGACCCCCTCAAGAGCAATCCTCTTCTTGCCAAAGGCTTGAACGGCCTTAAGACAAAAACCACCACAACGCCCGAAGCAGGCCCCTCACTCGGATGGGCAGACTCAATTGGAAGCGGATATGCCGCAACCAAGTTCCTTGACCGTGGAGATGTGCGTGCAGACCTTCGTGCTTTTTACAAAGAGCGTGATGGATTCGAGGGTACAGACGAAGAGATTATTGAAAAGTTTTGGTCTGACCGCACATGGAGAAACGTCAACACAGTCTCCATGATGAAGGATGTTTCTGATGCGTACTCCATGTCAGAAGAACAAACAACACGCCTTGCCCGTATCCAAAAACTCCACGACGCTCTCCCCTCATTCTGGCAAGAGGGCGGCCGTGGTCTCGAAGGTTTGGCTCAAAACATCGGTGCCGGACTTGCCGACCCTCTCAGTTATGTCGGCGGCTTCATCGGCGGACAGGCTGGTAAGCAAGCCCTGAAAGCGGGTGCACGCGAAGCCATGAAGAAGGCTGGCACGACTGTCTTGACAAAAGAGATGCGTGCCAAGGTTGTCAACAACGCCGCCCTACAAGGTTTAAAGGCCGGGGCAAAAGCAGGTGCGATTGAAGAAGCCTCCATGGGTGCTGGTCAAGACCTTTTGATGCAAGCACGAAACAAAGAGATTGGTCTTCAAGACGAATACTACCAAACGCAAACACTTAAGAATGCAGCATTTGGCGCCACCATTGGCGCTGGATTTGGTGCAGCAACCGGCGCAATCGGTGGTGTGTATGGTGGCAAAATATCCCGTGCTGCGACCAAGGCACGCGAAGATGTCTTTGGAAACTTTACATCCAAGTACACAGAACCAGAGAGCAACGTACAGCCCAATGGTGTGGCAGAGACAGTCGAAACAGATGCAGCCAATGAACCTGTAACGCGTCAAGAAAAAGACGACATCAAAGTCACACAGTACATTGCAGCACAACGCGACCAGTACAAAAGAAACCTTGATGCAACCATTGACCAGATAAGAGCAGAGTCAGGTGAGAAAGCCCTCGCCGAATGGAGAGCTGGCAAGCTTAAACCAAAAGACAAGACACCTGTGATGCAGCAGGCAGATGAGTTGCAAGCTGGCCGTACAGCCCTTGAAGAACTCTACAAGTGGCCAACCCTTCGTGCTTCATACGAGCGCCAGCTTGAGAACCTTACGATGGTTGAAACACCAAAGCCAGACCATATTGCACTCATCAATGAACTCTCAGACAAAATCGCACGCGGTGAAGATTCGTACCAAGCAATTGTACGCGCCTCTGGCGATGGTAAAGAACTTGAGTTTGACAAGGCAGTGGCAGACTTTATCCGTTTCTCCACAGACCCAAATGCCGCTATCCTTGATGTCGACACAAACACCCAATTCAATATGCCTCAGCAGGCAGAACCTTCTGTGCGTACACCTGACGCAGAGAATGCGTACACACCAGCGTTTGACGAAACAACCATAGCCTCTTCTGATGAGACCACGCTCTCCACAGAATTGACAAAGATGCAGGCCGCAAAGGACAGCGGCCTTACAATTGACCCTGCGTACGAACAACTGGTCAGCGCACGATACAAAGAACTTTCCGGCAAAGACTTTGCGCCACCCCAAAACACAACAGACTTGGCACCTCAACCAGTCACAACATCACCGGAACTCCCAGCCACGGCGGCCGACGCAGAAGAGGCGATTGGTTCAATTGGCAAAAGATACAACGCCCTCACAAACCAGATGGCCCGTATCCGCAAACTCATTGATGCTGGCAAGGCATCACCAGAGCAAGTTGACCGCCTATCAAAGTTGACGTCTGAACGAGAAGCGCTGAACACTGAGCGCAAACAAATCAAAGAAAGACTTGACGCCCTTTCCAAACAAGAAGCTGATGTTGAGATTGCACCGGTTCTCAGAACGCCTGAGGCTGAAGCGGCAGAAGCCCCTCTTGATGTTGAGGGTGCTGCCTCATTCCTTTCCGATTATGGGTTCCCACTTGAGGCCACAAAGAAAGAGATGGGCGACTACATTCGCCAGAGGAACCCCGGAACGCGTGAGAGCCGTGCCAAGGTCGCACGCCAATATGTGACAGACAAAATAAACTACGCCCGTTCTTTGGCGCACCTTGAAACGGTGATGACAAAGAACACAGAAATCATTGCTTACATGCCGGACGTGATGCGCAAGCTCATTGAAAGCGGTAGCGATGTCCCGTCTGAGATGAAGCAAGCAACCATCGCTCGCTACAACGAATGGCTGAACTTCAATGCTCAGAACCTTCTGGCAAAATACATGGCAGAGAACCCTCTCTTTGAGATGGAAGACATCCTATCCCTTATCCGTGAAAAACATGGAGAAGGAATGGAGAAGGCAATCGTCGAGGCGGTAGCAGATGAGTCACCAGACATTGTCCAGTACATGGCCACAAAGAAGCCACAACCTCAGGGCTGGGACAAACTGACCACTCAACAACAACAAGGGATTGCGACCAAGATTGAGCAAGCTCGCGTACGTCTCATGTCCAGTAAGAACGTACAAATCTCTCCCAAAAAGCTTGATGGTATCCTTGAACTCCAAAAGCAGAACATGGTTCTTGAAGCTCTGTACAATGACTTCGAGAAATCTGTACGCACCTCAAGCGCCAAGCTTGGTGACAACTATCCAGTCATAATCGACCCAGATACAAAAGGAAACGTGTCAGGGAAAGTTTTCCAACACGGCAAGTACACCAAAGACGAAAATGGTAACGTCACTGGTTTCGAAAAGATGCCGACGGTGTCTGGCTCTGACAAGTTTGGTTTGCAAGCCATGCTCAAGAAAGCGACTGGTGGCCGCGCCACTGGTGTTGATGAGTTTGGGAATCTGACAATCGAATACCCCTTCTTCGGTTCCTTGATGGTACGAGATATCGTTCGTGCACCGGACGGCTCGATTGACTTCGCTAAAACAACCGACGGCAAATACATCACCAAGGAGATGCCGGATGGTTCCATCATACACATCCCCCGCAAATATTCTGCCGCCGAGTCAGCACGCCGCGAACTTGAACGCGCACAAATGGAAACCAAGACTAATCGTCTGGTTCGTGCAAAAGAAGACACAGCCTTCTTAAAAGCTGGTGACCGCGTCACAGAAAAAGACTTAGCTGCTGCCCAAGTTGAAGCCGCACGTTCATCACCAAACAGGGAGAAACTTAACAAGAAAACAACTGGCGCACCACGAGATGAGCAAGCTGAGCAACTTAACAAAGCATTGAGAAAGGCCGTCATCAAAGATGCCGTCCGCAATGCTGTCGAGACCGCTCCCTCTGCACCTGACCGTGCCTTGTCTGAAAACATGATTGATGCCCAGAACTACCTTGGTGAAGAAATTCCCTTGGAAGAAATGGAAAGAGCATGGGGCGCTGTTGAAGCTGAGGCCCGTACAATGTCTGTCGACGCTGTGCGCAAGCAACGCATTCAGGATGCTGTTGAAGCATACAGAGTACACAATGACCCTAACACATTGGCAAGCGACCTCAATAAAATCGATGCTGAGTTTTCGGCAGAGGCAGCAAAGCCAAAGGCACACTCTGACAAACCATCAGGAGCCAAACACGAGCCACGCATGTATGTGTACCGTGGGTGGGAAGTGGACGTACGCAACCATTTTGGTTACAAGAAGACATCAGACAACACCCACGCCATCACGTTTATGGGTGAGAAGGTCGGTGACCTTAAGACAAACTCTGACGGTTCAGCCGTGCTCATGTACACTGACGCCGATGGTCTTGAAGCCACAACCAAAGCGTCAAGCCTTGACCAGATGGCAGGCCACCTCCCTCGCATCTTTGGTTCCCGCGTAATCTCCGCAGGTAAAAACGGAAAGCTGACCAAGTCTTTTGACGAAATCACAGACAGCGTATACCCGATTGATTGGAAGTCTTCTAACACATGGGGCAAACAAAAGCGCACAGTTCCAGTTGAGACACCCGTTGAAACAGCAGCACCACTCACCGGCCCAGTTACTGAGTGGAAGTCCAATCCGGATGTTTCGGCAATCAACCTTGATATCCCCGAAGGCCATGTCATGGCCATCCAAATTCTGGAAGGTGAGTTTGAAGGGGTTGTCCGTGTTGAAAGTGTAAAAGCCTCGACGCCTCAAACAATCAAACAAATCCTTGGAAATCAAATCACAAAAGCATACACTGTTGGCTATGTCCCAAGTGGTACAAAAAGTGCAAGCCGTGAGGCAACAAGGTATTTCAAACCTCTTGACGGAGCTGACCCTGTATCCAGAGCAGGCGGCAAAGAACATAGCTCAGTTCGCGGGGGCACTCCTACACTTGAACCCGACGAACTTGGTCGTTTGCAATTGGATGGCTTGGCCAAAGTCCCAGTTGAACAAGGAGACCTACCAATCCAATTTAGAGACAAGGGCCTAACGACCCTTGCAAAAGTCCACGACCTCATCACTGCTCTTGAGAATGTCCGTTGGTCTGACATATCAAGCAAAGGTCAGTACGCCACTTTTGTAAAGGACATTGCAGACCTATACGAAGTACGTTCAAAGTACGCGCCAAAAGGCATCAAACTCCCAACAGCTTCACGCATTCAATCCATGTCTCAATGGAACCGTGTGCTTGCCAAGTACGACGGGACATCATTGTCTACCGGCATCGACATTCTCCGCCGTCTTGCGTACATGGACAGAGACCTGCCAATCATCCAAGGTAAGGACATGCCAAACAACTCTGGCGGATACGTTCTTCCAACTGCTGGCAGCGACAACGCAAACAGAATTTTCTTAAACCCATCGGCATTTAACCCAGATGGTACAGGCTCCATCATACCCCAACCAGTTGCACTCCTTCATGAGGTTGGACACTGGGCGTACATGAACATCTTGTCTGACGCCGACCGCCTACAATTCTGGCAGTCTCTTGGCAAATACTTTGATGGCAATGATTTGGACATGGCCTCAATCAAAGAAAGACTCCCCGGCATCTCGACAGAAGCTGAGCAAATGTCACCCGCTGAGTTCTTCGCCAATCAGTTCACCCAGTGGGCTATCACCCAAGGCAAGGTAAACAACATCCCCCTCTGGACAAAGATGGCACGCGCCATTGTTCAAATCGCTGAGGCGTTTGGTGTTCGTCTTCGTGGTGACCGCGCAGTAGCATCCGAAAATCTTGTGGACATTGACCCAGAGTTTGTCGAACTCTTCTCCAAAATCCTTCCAGAGACAGACCCAATGTACAACAGATACGTTGGCCTTCACAAAACACTGGAAGACATTCGCAAGCTCAAGAATGACAGTCACGCCAGAACAGCATCTCTCGCGGCCAAGGTCTTGATTGACTTTGACGACATGCGCAGAAAGATGGATGAGGCAATCCAAACCGCAAACCCAATGGACTTGGAGAACGCGATTGACGAAGTGTCCCGCGAAATCTACGGCAAGGTCGGCGGCAAAGCAGGGGCACACAAACACACCCCACGTTCTGGAAAGAGCGGTACTGGCCAAGGAAGACTTCGCCTCTTTGATGGCAAGGTTGAAGGCAAGCGTTTCGGCCAGACAGCTAAGGCACGCCAAGCTTTAATGAAGGCTCACTACGAATGGCGCGAGTTCCAAAAAGAACTTCACAGCGACAACCGTGCCAATGTGGTATCTAAATACCGTGAAATGAGTACAGACGACATCAATGGTGACGCAGCCTCTGGCGACCTGAACTCCTCATTTGAACAAATGGCAAGCATCGCATACTCCACAATGGATGATGACTTGGTGTCTGCGCTGAACTTCCATGCCAACAACATGATGAACGCCATTGCCATTGCACAGGATGAGGCACGCCGTATCATCTCCCATACAGGGAAGATGGAAGGGAAAGAAATCCGTGTATTCAAAGACGGAACCTTTGAGGGCACAACACCCTCTTCGTACCAAAAGCTTCAGAAGAACAAGGCAGCCAGACGTGCTGCAAATCTTCAGCAACGCGCAGCTCTTGAAGTCGAGCGCGTCATGCAAGAGATTGAGAGCGGCGCACCATCTGTTGATAGAGACCAATTCCCGACACAGTCTGTTCAAGAGACGTTGTCATACACGCCTGTAAAGGACATGACCTCAGTCGAGTTGACCTCTGAATATAAATCATTGGCTGGTATTAAGAACGCACGCAAAAAAGAACTTGAGGTTGAAATCAAGTCACGCATTGCGACGATGCCTGCTGTCAAAATCAGACCACCACGTCCTGAGCTTGAAGATGTGCCACTTCGTGCACTTGAGAGAGACCTCTTCCAGTCCATCAAGCGTGGTAAGTTTGATGACATGAAAGAGATTGCCAACGCTATGGCATGGAAACAGCGCAACAACCTTGAGTCTGGTATCGTTCAGCCATCAAGCCCAAAGGTTCGCAAGGCAATCAAGCTGGTTCAGGAAGCTACGGCCGTCGGCTCATCCGACAATGGCGTTCCTGCATCAGTCACTCCTCACATTCGTGAAACAATTAAGAACATCACACACCGCTCCCGCGCAGATGAGAACTCTGCCCGTACAGTGGCACACAGACTTGTATCCCTCCTCGGAAAGGGTTCATCAGCCAACCCGGTCGATGGTGTTGTCACACGCTCAGACCTTTCAAGACTGATTGGTCAAGGCGACATCGGCGACAACACCCCCGTCAAGGAAACGGATGATGTGTTCAACTCATTCAGAACTGAAATGAGAGACATCGGAAGAGACCTTCGCACCGAAGATGGAAAAATTAGAGCCGTCCAAAAAATATCCAGAATGGCAATCAATGCCATGGTTGACCCAGAGGAGCTTTCAAGACTTGGAACAAGCGTCGATGAGATTGCGGCAGCATTCCCTGCTGCTATGAGAATGCAAGGAAGCATCGATGATATTTTTGACAGCCTTCCTGAAAGCTCAAGGTCTCGTATCAACGACCTCTTCAAAGAAAACATGGAAGCAACTGCTCTTGCAATGCGTGGCTTTGTAAGCGGAAACGCCAAGGATGAACTCCAGCCAATGACATTCTTTGGGGACATCCTCCGTGACTTGAGTGAAAACAAAATCTACAGAAGCGCAGCCAACACCACTGGCTTTAAGGGAATGCATCCAGCCATTGCTGAAAGCTATCGTACAGAGGTTGTTAAAAACACCACCCCGGTAAGACGCTCTTCAATTGAAACCTTCTCAAAGAAACCACTCGAACAATCCATCCTCTTCTTTGACGGCAATGGTCAGGTATCGTTTGACGTTCTCGAAACAAAGACAACACCATCTGCGCCAAAAATTGATGGTGACTTCGGCACTGGTGTTTATCTTTCGAAACAATCACAAGAGCTTCAAGAGTTCCCAACAACAGAACTCAAAGAAGTGAATGATGAGATTGTCAAAACACGCGACCGCATCACAAGAGAGATTGCAAACATCGAAGCCATGAGAAACGCTGGAGAAGATGTTGCTGATTATCGGGCGCAGGTTCTTGACCCTCTTACTCGCAAACTCGAAAGAGCGGTTGCAACAGAGGCTGGCTTGTGGCGCATGATGCGTTCGACCAACAAAGTTGAGGCCCAACCAAAAGTCATTCCGTTCGTTGCTCGCGCAAAAAACACGTTCGACTTTTCTGAAACCACAGAATACACATTCGGAACACAAAGCCCATCATCCCTTGACTGGCTTCTGACTTCGTTTGAAAAATCAGGAATGGTTTCAACCTCAGACGCAATGTCCTTGAGAAACTCGGTTACAACCTTTACTGGAAACGAAGCATACCAATCAATAATCGGTGCAGTGTCCAAGAACATGGCAACCGATAAAACAAGTGCCGCAAATCTTGTGAATGAAAGCCTTCGCAATCTGGGGTACGACAGTATTGATGGCGGCTCATCCATTGTGTTCTTTGATGAAGCCAGTGCCAGACACATAGACGACCCTGCTTTTGCCTTGGATGACTACACCTCTTCTATGCTTGACGGTGAACGCATTCCAGTTGCGGGAAGATATCTCGAAGCATTGATGGATGGAACTGTTGATAGGAATGATGCCTCTGGCCTAACAACATCCATGCAAGCAATGGGCGTGCCGGCTTCCGTTGTTGAGACGTATACGCGCATGTTTAAAGGAAAGCAATTGTCCGTCCAAGACGTCAACAAGGTTGGTTTCTTTGCAAAGACAATCGGTGAAAACTCTGTGCGCATCCGCAAGTCTGGAGCACACTGGCTGGCTGACAAAATGAAGCCTGCCGCCGGTGTAGGTTTCTATGAGAAACTTGACTCCTCCGCTGCAAAATCATTGATGGTGAGTCGTGACAGTAGGGGCAGACCACAATCTATCCTGACAACAATCAGACAACTCTCTGATGCGAAGAGCATGACCAAGCGTTGGCTTGAAAGAAACAAAGCATGGGGAGAAGTACCACAACCAAAGAGCCACGAACTCATTGTCTTCGCCATGAGAATGGCACAGGCTGGAGATGAAAGCTTTGTCCAAAAACTTCCCAAGGACATGCGAGTTGTGGTCGAAGATTTGAGAAAGTATTTCAGACAAGAACTTGTTGGAGCTATCAACGATGGCCTCCCTATTGGCTTCAAGAAAAACTACATTCCACAAATCTGGAACGCGGACTCCATCAAGGGAGACCCGAACAGTTTTGTTTCAGAGATGGCGAACTTCTTCATGCGTGAGATGAAGACAGGAGCAATCCCAGTCCCGTCAAACAAATCACCAAACGTCGTTGCTCAAGAAAAAGCTCTCATGCTTATGCGTACCCTGACAGAAGAGGGTAGCGATGGCGTTCTTCTTCCAGACAACTCTCTCAGAGTTCGTCTTGAGGAACCATTCTACAACCGAGTTCTGAACCTAAACCCTGCCGAAATCAAAGGCATGAACCGATTTATGGTCAACGACCTTGAGGGAATGATTGTCAAGTACGCAGACCAAGTCACTCGTCGCAGAGTTCTTGCCCGTGAGTTCGGTGTTGGAAACCACGCCGCCTCTACATACATTGACATTCTCGTGAATGGTAGAGACGCAATCGTTGATGCGTTAAGAAATACAAAGACCCACTCTCGTGAACGCCGTGCTGCGGACGCAGTAATGGATGTTCGCGTTACTGAAACGCAAGAAATTGTTAGCCCAATCCCCGGCACCCAAGAGGAAATCTCCTCCATGGTTGACACTGCACTCACTCTTCTTGGAGACACTCCAGACAAGTGGGCAAAGAACAAGGAAAAAGTTCGAAACTATCTGATGAACTTACAAGACCCGGCAATTGTTGCAGCTCAACCTGAGTACGCAAAGCGTGTCGATGCCATCGTCAATGCGCTTGCTGACTTTGGTGGACAACCATCAAACATACCAAGCACTGAAATCAACACTATGGTTCAGGCTCTCGCCAATGCATCAAAGAAACCAATGGATGTTCCTGACCCTGCCCTCATGAATTTCAGCAGAATGTCCAGAACATTCAACAACATCACTCTGTTGGCATTCACAACGCTCGCATCTATCCCAGACATTGGCATGCCTCTCATTCGTTCAGGCAACATGAAGGCCGCATACACGGGCTGGAAAAAATACATGAGCGACCCGCACTACAGAGAGATGGCACGCAACATCGGCGTCGGTCTTGAGAGTGTTCTTCATGAGCGACTTGCTCACATGTACAACGACAAGAGCAGCCGTTACTCAAACGCATTCTTTAACCTGACAATGCTGAACTCGTGGACCAACATCCAAAGAGAGGCGGCCGCACTCATCGGAATGGAATCCTTCAAGGCAGAAGCGAAACGCGCCCAAGACCTTCTCGCAAAAGGTATGGGCAACAGCCGTCAGTACGCAACATCTCTCCGCTATCTTCAAAGATACGGTCTTGAGAAGTATGCCGTTAAAGGTGCCCCCGCCATCGTGGACGCAGAGATGGTGAACAATGATGCGTTGCGTTACGCAATCATGCGCTTCACAAACGAGACAATCTTCTCACCAAATCCAAACGACATCCCTCATTGGGCACAAACACCCATCGGTGCAATGGTCTTCCAACTCAAATCGTACCCACTGATGATGGGTCGCATGACAAAGTACGTCTTCCAAGAAGCTCTCCAAGGAAATCCCAAAAACCTCATGATGCTCCTTGCCTCGGCAGGCGTTCTCGGCTCCACCTCTCTGGCTGTCCGCGATGTTGTTCAACAACGTGGCGACACAGACGGTGACGGTAAAGCGGACCAGATGTTCCGCGATAGGTACGCTTCAGAAAGCGCACTCACTGGCGCATTCATTCGTTGGTACAACACAATGGCTGATGACATGGGCCTTGATATCGAAGAAGGTGGAACAGCCGACGCGGTTCTTGGATGGCTCACAGAGTCCTTCATGGTGGCAGGTGGCTTTGGTTTGTTTGCAGACCTGCTTCACTCCGCTGTTGAGAATGCAGACAGTCAAGCGTACGGACAGCTTCGCATGGCGGGCGCATTGTTTGGTCCGACATTCTCAGCCACGATGGACACCGTCGATGTTGGTATGACGCTCATGAACCAAGTGGTTTCTGAAGACCCCAAAAATTCAGACCAAAGAGATGCAGCCAGAAAGGTCATCGGAAGAATCCCGTTGATTGGTGGTGTTCGTCAGGTTCGTGAAAACCTTGTAGATGCAATCGCAGGAGAGGCGGAGTAAGGCGTGGCAAGATTTGGAAACACATTACGAGTCGTCGGCACAGCCGGGTTCATCACACTCTCGACAGCCATTGGTGCGCCAGCTACCCTTGGGTTTGAGGGCATGAAGCTGACACCGTATTACGACAGTGTGGGTGTAAAGACTTGGTGCGTCGGTGAAACTGAGATGGGGTACAAGGAAAAGTTCACAGAAAAGGAATGCAATTACTTGTACCAAGTAAGGTATGGTTACTACTCAATTCAAACAACCATGATGTACAATGAAAAAGCCAAGTCGGTTGTAACTCCTGAAGTTCATGCCGCTATAGTTGACATGTCATACAATGTCGGCCTTGGTCAAGTTAAGAAGTCTAGTATGATTCGTAGTTTGAATGACGGTAATGTTACTAATGCTTGTAATGCGATTCTTAAGTACAAGTATGCAGGAGGACAAGATTGCTCTTTACCAACAAACCGGACGTGTCGTGGTGTATGGGAGCGTCGCAAAAAAATGAATGAACTTTGTTTGAAAGGAGCTATCAAATGATTGGACTCCCGACTGTTGTAGGTTTCTTTTTGAAAAACTGGAGATACCTTGCCATTGCCATTGCTGTCATCGGTGTTTTGCTTTTTGTCAGGTCATGGGAAAAACGCGGCAAGGAAATCGAAGACCTGAAATCCGCTATCAAAAGCAAGGAATCAGTTATACAATTGGTCACCATGAAACAGCAACGTGAGACGGAGATTACAAATGAAACAGACAAACGCATTGATGAACTCGATGAGACGTACGGCCAAGACACTTCTCCCATGGCTCCTCCTATCCGCGCTGCCATTGACAGCCTGTACTAGCCCACCAAAACTACAGGACGTCCCACAGGAATACTTTGAGACGCGTGATTGGCCAGCCAAACCACCTGAGAATGCGACAAATGCGGATGCTGGTAAGTACATCATCAGAGGGCATGCCGCTTACCAATCGTGCAAACAATCCCTCGATGGTCTGAAAACACTTGGTCTTAAAACTCAATCACCGTGAAGCACTTCATCCTCAGCACATCTCAACAAATAGAGCACATCTCTGTTCTCAATTGGCATGCCGTCAAAGGTTCTAATTGATACCTCTCCCCATGGAAATGTGTATCTAACATGTGAGTGTGTAGCGGAAGGAATGATTCTGATTTCCAGACCAGTCTTCTTAAGTCGAATCTTTCCAATCCGACATCCGCTCATCTCTCGACATCTTCCTTGATTGTTTTCACAACCCGGTCAAGTTGGCGAAACAAATGCCCGAAATCTTCTTTGTTCTCCACGATGAAATCAGGGTTTTTTAACCAAGACAAATCTTCAGACACATGAGGATTGACAACATCAGACCTGCCAACAAGATGGACAACGTAGCCGCCCATACCTTTGACACGATTGTATTCATTCTCAAAACGAACATCATCAACAACAACAGAGCGCCCAGCATCAATGGCGTTTTGCGCTCTTCTTTCCCAGATGTCACCCCAAAAATACGGAGAGATACAGTCACGACCCCACTCAGTTCCAAGCGTTTGCATGGCAAACACTGGTGTCTTTCCACCCAATATCTCACATGGGACTTCCTTCAAATCCCCTTCAATTTTTCTTTCAATCGTCTCCACATCAAGACCAGCATTGCTCAACAATGACCTCATCATGTTCTTCAACGATGAAGCAAACTTGGTATGAACAAAGCTGTATTGCTGGTTCAGATACTTTGCCGCTGTTGTCTTGCCATTCCACTTCAGCCCACAAATTCCAATCAACATCACTCAACTCCCTCTTCAATCAATTGCTCTTTAACAACCAGCAACTCTTTCTGCGTCTCTCTCAACTTATCAAGCGCCCTTTGACGCTCATTCATAAGGTGATTGATGTCGCCATTATCGATACCATCAATCCTCCATTCGATGTCACGCACCCTATCCCTGATTGAAGAGACTTCTTGTTCAAGTCTTACCTTGAGCTTCTTCAACTCAACAGACTTTTTTCCTTTCATCGATTTCACAACCTCGTTTACTACGTCAGCCATTGTCCCCCTCCGGTGGAAAATCCCTCATGAACTTGGCCTTGACTTCAGCAAGTCTTACGGCCCTCAGTCTTGAGTTTATTATTTTTTGTGCTTTGTTTGCTTCCGCTTGATACTGTCTAAACAATTCCATTTTTGGGTTTGTACCATTCATAACGCTGGCAGGGGGCTTACCCAAAAAACCCCAAGATTTATCATACATCATTTGCTCCTTGGTTGAGCTTCAAATCTTTTCCAAGACAGACACACATCACCACATCCAAGAGAGCAACCCCAACCATCGTTTGAAACAAAAGCATTGGCACATGTTCGTTTATCCTTTGGCACATCAGCCCCCTCAAAACACACATGCCTTCTTGAACACTCCTTGCATCTCCAGTCAGAAATGTCAGTTCCTATTCTTTCAGCGCTCCCCATCAACACTCGTTCGGCTCTGGCCAAAAGAAAATAGTATCTGATTTCATCGTATTCAATTGTCTGGTCGTGATACTCGCTTGTGTTTTTGTTGTACGCAATCAGTGTCGACTCTCTGTATCCAGACAGCCCCATACCCATTTGCAACTGGTCGTAGTATTTCGGATGAGACACAGCAAGGCCACGTTGAGCGAATCGAGTCCACATGGAATTGTTCATGGACTTAACTTCGAGAAGCTTAGCTTTGCCATTTTTTTCTATGATGCCGTCTGCATAAAAAACAATCTTACCGTTGTGCTTGTCCCACATGTACTGCTTACCAGTTAGTGGGTCTTTGTCGTAGACAGTGTTACCCGTCTTTCTCAAATCTTGAATGACAGATTGTTCTATGCGATGGCCATCACGGAAAATTCTTTTAAGGCGCGGAGAACTTTTGAGTTCAGGAAAACCACGCAACGTAAAAGAAAGGTACGCTTCACATGGATTTCCGATGTTGCTTGCGCCAAGCCTTGAGCTTCGATAATCTGATTCTCTCTCAGCATCGTAAGCGACATCTATTTCCTCACTCAGTTCTCCGCTCACTCATCCCCCGCTTGAATCCTAGAATGGGATTTCGTCTTCAAACTTGTTTGACTTTGGTTCTGGCGCGGTCTTCGGGGTGTACTTGGATGGGTCAACCTCAGCACAATCAATGAATGCCTTGACCTCGGAACCCATCTTCTCGACACCATCTTTTGTGTATGGCTTTCCAACAATCACAACGCCCACCGTCAGTCCCTTTATCAAAGAAACATCTCCGGGTCTGTTTGGGTTCGGATGGCCGCCGTAAAACAAAAGGGTCTTGAGTTCATCGCGCCCAATCTCTGTCGCCTTTGCGGATGTCTTCACCAAAAGGTTAATCCAGTGGTTGATTGACCCTCCGCCATTCACATCATCCAGCTTAAGGGACAAGATTGTTGAGCCATCGTTTTTCTTTGATGGTCCAATCTTGGCATCCACAACCTTGACAACATATTTGCCGGGCTTGAGGGAAACGCCACCGGTTGATACTTGGGCGTCGCTTAGGTTCAGTTCGTTGAAGTTAAAGCTCATGGTTATTTTCCTCCTTGTTGAGCAAGTTGCTTCGATAGATAGGTTTCGTAGTCGCTGTCCGGCATGTCCATTCTTTCAAAAAGATTGGTGATGTCGTCTTCACGTTCGACGGTTTTGAGTCGTCTCTTTTCGTCACGAACCTTACCGTGCCAACCACGGTACTCATCCGTCACGACGTAGTGAACCAGTTTGGGCGAAGTCCCATCTTCGCTGCCATCGTGTCGCTTTACACCACACAGAACGCAATCAAAGATTCCGGGGAGCTGTTGTTGAACTTGTTTCCCTCTGACCATTGGCCAGTTGTCTGGATTGCCATTGTCATCATCGCCTTGTTTTGCAAGTGCGGTGACAATAACGTGCATTGGCAGGTCTCTCACCCATTTGCACGCACCAATCATCGCGGCGCCATACTCTTCCCAAACAGCAAATCCATTCAGTGCTTTCTTTGACGCTGCCGCATCAGCCTCTGCTTTGCTCTGGGCATACTCATACGCATGGTCTGACAGCTCTGTTAAGCTATCAATCATAATCCATTTGTACCCCTTGCTCTTGAAGTCGTCCGACTGAATCAATTTGATGATGGACTTGAACGAGAAGATACCCTTCGCTGGATTGACTTCACCGTCCCATGAGGAGAACGGCAAGTAATCAATTCCAGCCGCTCTGATGGATGAGAGGCCGCTTTCACCACTGATGATGAACCCATCACCATATCGAGCCTTGTAGTGCTTGGCTTGTGTTGTTTTGCCCCACCCGTGCATGGCGTAAAGAAGAACCTTCTTGTAGCTGGTCGTGTGGTCAGACGTGTTGAGTGGTTTGAACATTCTTCCTCCGATTTTTTATTTGGAAACCTTCTCCGCAACCTTCACCTTTGGCGAACTTGGCTTGCGCTCAAGAGCATCAATCCAGTTCTGCTGTTCAGCATCTGGCAACGCTTGATACTGGCGTTTGTCAATTGTGTATTTGGCCTTCACATAGCTGGGGAGAGGAACGCTTGGAATCTTGGATTCAATTTTTGTGCTGTCCCACTTCCATTGCTCGGAGCGAGACACAACAAAATCATACTGCTGTCCAGCAACAATCGCATCACCCACATCATCCGGCGTGCGTGTCCAAATTGCGTCCTCAATTGCTGTCTCTTGAAGCTTCAGCTTTTCAATCTGATGCCGAACATCCAGAAGCTTTACAGCAAGAAGGTCAATCTCTTGTTCTGGGGTCAGTGGTTTTTGAGGGGTTCCGATACCAAGAATTGTGTCAAGGTCTGGCGTCTCTTCTTTTGACATATAACATTCTCCATCACATTAAAGTTATTGTTTTGGTATGGTCTTAGAA